GTACAGAACATTCTTGCCTTGTGCCATGCAACCTGCGGCTACGTGACACATGAACAGAGATTTACCGACACCAGTTCCTGCCAAGGCAATATTCAGAGTCTTTTTGGGTAAACCACCTTTTGTGATTTTATTGAAGTAATCTAGATCGAAAGGGATTCGTTCTTCCGTCTTATGATAGAAGTCGTATCGACTTGCGGAATCATCCAAGTAATCGTGACCAATAGAACTATCGAAGCTAACTGCGAGTGCATCAGACAAAATCTTGGGAATGGCTCCCTTATCATGAGTCTTATCTTTGCCATCAAGAATCGAAATAGAATTCAGAACAGCATTGTAGACTGCTTTCTCTTGACAAAAGTTTTCAGTCTTTGTAACTAACCATTCAAGTTTAGGTACTTCATCAGATTTGACTTTGAATTCTTGCACTGCCGCAAGGCAAGATTCGACTTCCTCAGAAGAGAGATTGCGCCTCTCTTTGACAGCAATCGCAATAGCCTCTGTTGTTGGAGTGCTATTGTATGTGTCGGAGAATGCGCGAATCTCGTTAAAGATGACTCTATCGGTTCTATCGGTGAAATACTCGTCCTGCAAGAAGGGCAAAACCTTCCGCATGTACTCATCATTCGTTATCAGATTCCTCAGAATAACTTGTTCCAGTCTCATCAATAGTTCCCTTTTCAAGATTTTGTGACATAATATTTACGAGAACATCACCAATATAGTTTTTGAAGTCTTCGCTCTTCTCTAATACCGCTTTGTCAAACGGTGTCTCTACGATATTATACACGAATTTCAAATACAATGCTTCATCTGGTGTTTCTTCGGTTTGAACTTTGCCATATTGATATATGGTATCTTTGAACGGACCAGATGTAAGTTTCAAATGAATAGTCGTGCCTTCATCTTCGGGAATAATAAAGGTCCAATCTTTTCCTTCTTTAAGCTGTCTCATCATCATCTCCATAATTCATAATGTTACCGGATGCTACGCGATAGTGGCCTTCAACAAAGTCCTGGAATGACTTCTGTTTCAGAATAGGCAACCAGAAATCTTTTGTATCAGTTTCTTTAATACGATACTTCTTATCTTCTACCTCACCTGTATCTTTGTCAACTTTCGAATACCATCCGTTTGTAGGTTTGATAACATGACCTGATTCGAGCGCAATGTCGAGTAGACCAGACCATTTGCTAATACCACCATCAAAAGAAACTGAAACAGGGATTTTAGATTTTTCTTTGACATATCGAGACTTCTCAACGTTAATAATAAAGTTGTAACCAACAATTTCGGTGCCTTCTTTTTCTTGTTGGCGACCCAAGATAAAGATGTTGTCGGCAGAGTAGTACGAGCCTGTGCCACCAACGATATCTTTAGGATACAGTCCAATTTCTTTGTATGTGTGATTAACAACAATCATTGGAATATCTTTCATTGTCAAGTGCGGTGTGACCATACGGAACAATGACTTGACTTGTTTGGCACGGGACATGTCTGCAACAGACTTGCCTTCAAGTGCATCATCAACTTCTTTCTTTGATGCCAAGTTACCAATCGAATCGATGATAATGATCAGCTTGTCGGTTCGTTCCAGTTGTGACAACTGTTGCATAATATCAAACTTCAGTTGCTCAATGTCTGTTAGTGGAGTATGCAAAACTCGTTCAGTGTCAATACCGAAACTGTCGAAGTAAGATTGTGGTGTACCAAATTCAGAATCATAAAACAGAAGTGCAGATTCTGGATATTTGTCTAGATAAGATTTCGCCATCAGTAGCGAGAATGCGGTCTTGAAGTGCTTAGAGGGACCGGCCCACATTGTAAGGCCAGGGGTGAGACCGCCATCAAGTTTACCCGACAAGGCAACGTTGATGATTGGTACAGATGTAGGAATCATATCCTTGTCTGTAAAGAATTTTGATTTAGAAAGAATAGCAGATTCTTTGATGCTGCTGTTCTTTTTGATTTTGTCCAGAATACTCATAATTTCTCCGTATATGTCGTTGTGTGTTAATCGAATAATGTATTTACTTTTTCGACAGACCAGTTCATGCAATCAAGAATTACCCGCAAAGGATCCAAGAATGCTTTATCGAACTGCATGTCATAGTCTATATATGCATTCAATTCGAGTTCGGGTGGAAGTCTACCGGGAAAGGAAATGACAGTATCTTTCAACGGGTTAGGACGCTTCAGATAAGCGAACTTAATTTTCTCACCATCTTTGATTGATTGGTACTTTTTGACAAGACCTTTCTCTTCGAGATAGTGATTGTAAAGCAAGGCACCTTTCACGTGGATTGGTGTACCCTTGGTGTAGATGTGAGTCTTGTGACCGTATTCACGTAGACCATTGATGCCGCGAGGGAATGAAATGTCTTCTGGTGGCAACTTCTTGAAATCTTGACGGAAATCGGCAATGAATGTGTGCATGTCCGATTCTGTACCTTTCATCATGATGTGCAAAGAGTCTTTCATCTTCTGACGAATAGGTGCAGGAGTTGAAGATTTGATCATTTCAAGACCCATGACTTTCATGTCAGGTTCGTTGTACTGAACACCTTCGTTGTTGTACACGTGCATGATGTAACGTTTCTTGGCAGTCCAGATACCCTTATCAGCCAAGGCTTCACGTTTCATTTGCATCTTTTGTGCATACGCCTTAACATATGTAGCAAGCTCTCCATAAGACTCGTCAATAAAAGGTTGAATTTTATCTTCACAAACTTTATCCATGAAGGAGATCGTTCGGTTAATATCGACAGCCTTTTGCCCCATTGCAGATTGCACCAGAGGGCCAAGACGTAAATAGATAGAGTCAGTATCCGATGCAATGACATAATCAACGCCTTCCGTTTTCAACAACTTATTCATGTATTCATTTAGCTTATTCTCGATCCAGCGAATAGATAGTTGACCGGCGGTGGTAACTCCCAAGGCCATGCGTAGATCAAAGAACCTAAAATACTGAGAACCCAAAGCACCGTAAGCAGAGTTAAGAGAAACTTTTTTCGCCAACTGAAGATTGTTGTATCGCGCAATACGCTTTTCAATCTCATACTTCTTGGATTCATCTTTCTCATTTTCATACTCCTGCTTTGCCGCAAGCATCATCTTCTTGAATTTCTTACGATCTTCATACATTTCAACCATCATCGCAGGCAAGAAACCTTGCTTGTCTGTACGGAAAAGTTGGCCGTTTGGAGTTATTGTACAATGCATTGGTCCTAAAAATGAGGTATCGACACTTTTAGATAGCATCGAATTCACATTCACTTTACCAATTTCTTGTTGGAATAATTCAATTGCCTGAAGTTCTTTCTCAAGTTCTTCGGTTGTCATATCTTTTACATTATTAAACATTATTCAATCCTATCCGACTATAGCCCAACTTTGATTTGAGTTTTGGTCCTTCTTCGTTAGGTTTCCATGCCCGTGTGTCAACACTTTCACCAGTCAGTTCATATCTAAAATCTGGGTCATAGATCATATATCCCAACTTGTTCCATTTTATTTCTTTATCATACATGAAAATACAGCCGCGACACATACAAAATTTAGCACCATTGTTGCTCCACACATTGCCGTTTACGGTACCAACATATTTCACAACATTTCCTGAATGCATTTCCTTCAATGCTTCATAGTAATCAATCATTTACACCACTTCTTTCTGTTTTCGGTCATAGTCAATATTTGTAAATTATTGGGATGGTGTAAACCACCTTTTGCAATTGCTTGTATATGGTCTACTTCATGCCCTTTTGGACAAATCAAATAATATTCCTGCAATTTCTGCTTTTCTTCCTCAGTCAAATCTGGTGTTTGATTGCGGATTCTGGCCCTGCGCCTTGCAGCAATTTCATTTCTGATTCTGCGTTTATGATCTTCACCTAGATACCTACTCTTTTGGGCACACGAGTAACTACAATACTTCGAATCATATTTTTTGCTTTCAGTCCTAAACTGTTGAGTTTCATATTCTTCTCCACAGTGTAAACACTTTACCTTGGCCTTGCGTTCTTTGTTTTTACATTCTAACACAAAAGGTTTCTTTATGTCAAACTTTTGCAAGTATTTTTTGATATTTGCCTCAGAACAACCAAAGTAATTCGCAACATCACTGCGCCTCATATTTTCGGTTATGAACAATTCATAGAGTTTGTCCTTAGTGATATTATATTTCATTTCTTCTCCAAATAAGTAACCGCAACTACTTATTTAGCGATTTCGCATTTTCAACTCGTCAGTCAATTTCTGTTTACGAGCCATAACATAACTTCTTTCCACAAGATTTTCAGGACTTATTGAATATTGCATCATCAAGTGTGGATACAATGAGTTCAAGTCGAATGATGCAACCCAGTTATGCAAACCAACTTGTGGTTCTTTCACATATGCTCCTTCGAAGGCAGCATCTTTATCTTGCACGATACGTGGAGGAACAATGATGTTCTGTGCCAACAAGTGGTTATATGTCAGAGCATCCCACATACGAGTCTGTGCAAACACATCGTTGTAGTTACATTTAGTATCATATGCCAGAGTCATTGCCAATTCGAGCAACTTCAACTTCTCTTCCATTTCAAGAATAAGTTCAACGTCAACGATGTTGTATTCAATGAATTTCTGGTAGTTCAGTTTGTAAAGTTGGTGTAAGTTATCGTATTCTTCATACGAAATCTTGTTCTTACCCAATTCGACACTTGCGATGTTGTCCAAACGATATGATTCTTGTGACTTGCCGTTAGGTGAATACCACTTGTACAGTTCAAGATAATCCAGATCACCAACACCACATAAGTCATAGACTGTCTGTTCACGACCCATGACCTTAGTTTTGCGTTCAGAAATGATGCCCCATGGCGACAACTTCTTGGCTTCATCTTCACCGAGAATCTTACGAATGCGGTTAACCAAATAAGGCGTATCGAAGAACTTGGTGTTCCAGCCAGTCAGAATGTCGGGACATTTCTCGGACCAGAGTTTCAAGAAGAATTTCAGCAAGTGATATTCATCTTCACACTTCATGTAACGTTCTTGACCTTTGATTTCATAATCACCGCAACCAAAGACGAACATACCGCCATTGATATATTTCAATGCGATAGCAGTGACTGGCTCGTTTGCAAGGTACGGATCAGGGAAGCCATTCTCTGAACCCACCTCAATATCGACAATACCTACAAGAATTTGATCGATATCCCAATCAACCATACCTTTATGATTGTCTGCGATATATGCATATTCGAAACGATTGTTGCCATAAATGACTTTACCCGAAACATCTTCAAATTGCTTGTAGTAGTCTCGGGCTTCACGCATAGAGTCGAATTTAAGACTTCTCAGGTATTCGCCATCGAGTGTTTTAAACTCGGTGGGTACGCGAGAAGACTCATAGAATGTTGGTTGATAAGGAATCTTTGCTTTGACTCGCTTACCGTCAACAACACCCCGAAATAGGATGTTGTTGCCCATAGATTGTACGTTAGTGTAAAAGTGTGAGTTCATTAACCTGTGATAATTTGATTGGTTTGTGTAGAAGCCGAATTGAACATATCTTCATAGTTTTTAACAATATCTTCATCTGGAGTGTAGTAGTATACTACATGCAACGGCTCAATTGCAATGATTGGATCTTTCTTTTGTGCGGCATAAGGTGGAAATGGTGTAAAGCCCATCGTTGGTGGTCCGCCCGCCACACGCGCAGGCGCGAGGGTCAGTTCTACCGCATTTTTCACCAAGAAGCGACCATCCTGATGCAATGCTACATCAGCAATAATATCTTCACCTGTCACAAGTTTCATTCCGTTAATGTTCATAAATTAGTCCTCTGTATTAAAAAAGAAAGTTTGGAAGAGTCTTCCGTTAAATTGATTGTCACCGAAACCCGGTAACATGCTTCTGTGATAGTATTCACCCCGATACATAACGAGTCGGTTGAATATGTTGGATACTTGAACAATTGGTTCCCAAAGAGTCAAGTCTGTAATTGCTACAGTGTTGTTATTGTAATCGGTTTTTGGATCTTCAGCATCGTACATCGAAATTTTTGATTCTTTATTTCGATAAATTGCTGTTCCAGACTCCAATGGTGCATCTGGAGTTAAGTAAAGAACTGCTGCCCATTTCGTAGGATCATGATGCACCCATGTCTCATCTTTGTTTGTGGTATACTGAAAAGATGTATTATATTCTTCTGGACACCACGTAATTTTCTTGCGCAATATGTCTTCAAAAATTGATCTGACGTTTACTCTATGTTCTTCTGGCATAACATCGGTTCTTAGTCCTGGATAATTGCCGGAAACATTGAAAGGTAGTGATAGTGCGTATTCTCGGACCTGTTGTGGGTTGGTATAGAAATTATCAAAAACCATGATACTGGGTAACATAAAAGCCTTTAAACATAAATACAGGAAGTTATTGAGTATTTTATCATATTTCGCTTAAAAAAGCAACAGAATTGAGGTACAAATGAAAAAATTTGTGTTGATTGTTTTATCATTTATATATCTTGGCATTGTAAATGCACAACCTATAGTCACAGATTCCACTACTAGAAGCACTATAGATTCAAACACCACATTAAGGTCTCCTCCTTCATCGGCTATTATTCCATCAATGAATAATTCCAACTCTGATTTATGTACAGTTGGTATAGCAGGAGCAGTACAAACGCAAATCTTAGGTATTTCAGCAGGTTCCACCGTAAGGGACCTGAATTGTGAGCGCCTGAAACTTTCGAAAACTTTATATGATATGGGTATGAAAATTGCAGCAGTATCCACGCTATGTCAGGACAAACGAGTTTTTGACGCCATGATGATGGCAGGAACTCCATGTCCGTATGATGGAACTATTGGATCGGAAGCTAAAGCACAATGGAAGGCAAATTCTAGTTTACAACCCAATGCAGAACAAAAATCTGGAGAAATGAGCAATGAAACTAAGACATTATTTGGTGCTGGCGGTATTCTCGCTCTACTGCTCCTACTGCTACTCTGAAATAAAAAACAATACGACGACAAATGCGGCATCAAATGCATTGAACTGGACCATGAATAATGTTTTGCCTCAGGCAACAGGATTAACCGTTGAGGGTGTGATATATCAGTATACCACTGTTAAAAACACATCCGACAAAATGATCGTCACTTTACAAAATAAAAATGCAGCCGGTGAAGGTTATATTTTCAGAAAACAGGATGACTGGAGTGGGCTAAAAGAGAACACCATAACTAAACTTGTACCTACACCGAGTATTTTGGGTACATATTGGGGTGATGGTGGATTCAAAATTGAAGGCACTGGTGAAATAAAAAATCAGACGGTAATATATAAATACAAATATGATACTTGTGCTGATACTACGAGTGATCCTAAGTGTCCGAATTATGTGCCGAAAGTTCCAAAGTTGGCGGAAACCTTGGATCCATTAGAAGATGATTTGTTGAAGAAAGCTATAGAAAATAAAGTTTTCAAAGAAGAAGAAAAGAAAATAGAGTTACATTTAGCGGAAAAGAAAGAGAAGGAAGCGGCTATCAAGAAGGCAATCTCCAATTCATTGTTGAGCCAATTGGATGCCCAAAGAGCTTTACAATTCGAAATGATGAACAATATTCCAGGTTACAATTTATACACAGTATCAATGCCAGGAGGTGTTTATAAGGACGTATTAAAGTTTCCCGAAAAATATTTGCCAGATAATCGTAGAGGAAGAAATTTAGGTCTTGCACAAGAGAGAATGCATAATTCTATGGTAGACCTACAATATAACAAGTAAACATAATAAAAAGGAAAAGAAAATGTTTAAAAGAATCGTAGCAACAACATGTTTGCTATTGGCACCATTGGTGTCAATGTCAGAGAGCATTCCGATTACAGGTTCAGTCACACCAAGATGTGTGATTTATACTGAAACGCCAGGTGTGTATGGTAACCCATCACCAGATGTATTGAGTACTTCTGCGGTCGATGGTGGCGTACAGCCAATAATTCGTTATGATGTATTGCAATCAGGCTTCTACAAAGCTGTGATAACAACTCCAGATTCATTCTCAACATCACCAACACTACCTGATGCGGTGAGATGGACAGGATCAGTTGATGTTAGTCGCGTAACAGATGCGGCAATGTCGGCTTACTCAGCCAATAAAGTTATGTATAACAACACCACAGAGATTGTGTTGACTGTTCCAGGAACTGTTTGGTTTAAAGCCGATTCTAAAGCGCAATACGGCTACAACAAAGCATTCCCTAGTGGAACCTATAAAGCTGTTGTAACAGCAGAGTGTATCGCAATTTAAAATTATGATTCGTTATGTAATTTTTTGTTTATTATTAATTGGTGGGAGTTCAAATGCTCACCAATTTTTACCGACTTATCCAAAATTTCAAACCTCCTTTGTGGAGGGTGTTGTATACACGAAAATGGAGTTATTCAATAAAAGAAAAGAAATTGAATATTACCAACTAAGTGTATATGATAAAGATTGGAATTCTTTGCCGTTTGCAACACAAAGTAAAATTGTTCGGATAGATTATCTACAAACAAAAGAAATTGAAATATACATTAAACAAGAAGATTTGAAAAATATTATGTACATTTGTTCAGAATCCAAAGTCAAAAAAGAGTCAGAACAAAATACTGTTATTTCATCGAGAATTTGTTCTAAAATAAGATGAAGCATTTATTTGGTATTGTTTTATTGATGGTGTCCTTACAAAGTGGAGCGCAAGGTTCACTCAGTTTAGCAATACCAGGTTCTTCAGGAAACTATCAATCTGATAGATTTCGTGCAGGTGAATTAGATTGTTCAATGGCGATAGGTTCAGGTACCAACGTAGAATTTGGTGTAGTCGGAGTTATTACGAATAATCAAGTGATATCACCATCAATTGCACCAACGGCTAAAGATGTTGGTGTGTATGGAAGAATTATTATACCAATTGGAGCACCAAAAGGTCGAGTTGATTGTGATATTCTATATCAACTTGAATTAGTTAAAAAGAGACTGGAAATTCAAAAATTAGAAAGTGAATTAAATAATTTGAAAAACCTGAGATTTGAGAAATAATTTTTGACTCCATTAACGGAGGATAAAATGTCAGAAGAAATTAAAAACGTCAATGCAAAGATTGATGAAGCCGAAGCGGCAATAAAGAAATATGCAAGCAAAGATACTGTAATCAGTATTGGAGGCTATGAATTTACACCAGCAAAGCTAATGGTAGCATTCACATTAGCATCATCAATTCTTGGTGGTTTATATGGTAGCTTTGAGGTGTATAAAGACTACCAAAGTATGAAGAAAAAGATTGCAGAATATTCTGCGCCAGATTTATCAGAATTTGATAAACGACTTGCAGTTATCGAAGAAAACTCTGGTAAGACAAGCGATTACACCAGAGATATCAAAAACGACCTTAAAAATGATATACGCCGTAATGAATCGGTGACTGAACAAGTTGAACGCAGTGTTAAGCAGGCACAAAGAGAAACTGAATCAGAAATGAGACAAGCACGTAAAGATGTACGTGAAGATTTGGACAAAGCTAGAACTGAAGTCAACAGTATCCGAAAAGAAATGGCGGATGCTAGAAGAGAAATTACTAGAGAAGTTGAACAGCTAAAGAGAGAAGTTGACAATAAAATACAAAAAGCAATTGACAACCCATTAGCTAATAAGTAATGGTTGCGAAGGGGTGGACTCGAACCACCGACTTCTGGCTTATGAGGCCAGCACTCTACCAACTGAGTTACCCCGCTGTATATTTATAATGGTGCGCCCGACAGGACTCGAACCTGTAACCAACGGATTATGAGTCCGCTGCTCTAACC